TATCTCGTTGCATTTTTCCAAAGCTCACATTAAAGTCATATTTCTTTTCTATTTTTTCAGCACTTTTATAATAATTCTTTTTTACAAAATTAGATATAATATTATTAAACTTATCAAGCCGAAATATTTTAACAACATTATTTACTATGTCGTCTAAGATTGATTTCTGCTCTATGGTAATGGCTTTTTCTTCAGCCATTTTAAGCACCTTCTTTAGTTAAGCGCTCTATTGCTTTTTCTGTGTCTCTAATATATTGGATTAATTCTTTAGAAATTTCTTCTTCGGTAGGGTCTTCTAAGGATTTTTCTTCTACTTCTTTTTTATCAGCTCCAGCCGATTCTTCATCCGTATTGTCAGAATCTGGTACTGGATTCTGCTGATTAAACATGTCTCTTTGTCTTTGTATGGCTTCTTCTTTTTGTTTTCTAAGCTCATCTACATTAATGTCTAATTCTTCTGCTACCATCTCAGGCGTCTTAATACCCATAGTTAGTTCCATCTGAAGTATCTCGTGCTTCCTTTTATCTTCTTCAACATCATAGTCTTCATAGTAATATTCAAATGGGCAGTTATTTAGTGCTTCGGTGAAGTCGTCATACTCGTCCATTATAAACTCTGGCAATAGCTGTGTGTTAATATGATATGCTAATACATTACAAATTGGTCGGATTGCTTTTCTTTTGAATACTCTTGTTTGCTCTTGTGATATTGCACGATTAGAGTTCTCCGTAATACCGAGTTCGTCTGGTGTCACTCCAAAAGTCATCCAAACTAATTTTAAAAACCATTCCTGCTGTTGTAATATCTCCAGCTCTTTTGGTGCTAGTTGGAAAGGAATAAATGCAACGTCCTTAAGATTTGTTACTGGGACTTTATGTCCTACTCTGCTTGTATTTCCTAAGGGGTCATCTACTTTGAATTTATTATTAAATCTTTCTTGTAGTGCTTTAAGCTCGTCATCCTGTGCTTCTGGAACTTGTATAATCCCCTCAGGTATATTAGAATTGATATAATAATCTAAGTGGTATCTTCCGCCATAATAAAGTGTCATAATTGTGTCTGCAAGAACCGAAACTGGCGATGTTCCATATATTGAGTCTGTTGTTGGGTTCTGCATCATATAAATTACTTCACGCTTTCCGAATGGTGTTGGATAACTTCCTGCTGTCCAGCCATATTGGAAATAAGCTGCGGATTGACTTGCATAAGTTTCATAGTAATTCATCATTGCTACTTTATAGTCGCTTGTCTGTGGTGATACTCCTGGTAGTTCTGCCATAGGCATTACGAAATCTTCTCTATTACCTAAATAACCATATATATCTGGATTTTTCAGGAATAGGACTCCACTTCTTGCAAATACTTGCTGCATTCTGCCCTCTCGGTTAAATACTTTTACTAATATCCCCGCATCTACTTCAAGAATATCTCTTATTAAACATCTTTGTATATGCTCCCAACTTTCTTCGTTGCCGTTGGGATTGTCAAAAAACTTCTGTATCTCTTTAAGTTTTTCTTCATACTTTTGAGGATTATCTACGTCAGGTTTTATTCTCACACCCCATTCTAAAGAACTAACTTCGTCACACAAGGTTTTTACTACACTGAATATATAAGGTGTCTGGGCTAAATCTCTTATTAAAGGCAGATTGGCTTTTCTCGGATAACCAAAGGGAGGCTTGTAAAGAAATTCAGGGATATAGGCTTTAAATATATCGCTTGTTAAGTCAGGTCTTGTTGAGTTATCCACTATCTGTTTTTGTGGAGGTTCTGCCTTTTGAAACACGCCTTTAATTAAATCATTGATAAAGCCCATATTACACCTATTATGTATAATATCTTTCTTTATTTAAAAGACATTATTTCGCAGTTGGCTTATCTGCGAAATCGGGCATTGCTTTATCTAATGCCTCATAGTCTTCTTTCAGCTGTTCAAACTGTTTTTTCATGCCAATATATTGATTTACTGCTTGTTTATCCTGCTCCCACCTAAGTGCCTTAAGTATATCCATTATTTCCTTATAGTATGGCAATTCGGTTTTCTTCTTGTTAAGTTCTTCGCATTCATGCATTTCGTTATAGAACTTCTCCATATTCTTTAATTGCAAAAACATGTCAGCTTTAAGTTTTATTGCTGCTTGTTTGTTAAGCTTGTCAACTATTTCTGTTTCTGATTTCCTTTCTTTTTCATCACTGCTTGCTGTTACTTTCCTTATGAGCTTCTGCTCTCTTGCGCTCCAATTAAATGTTACTTTCTGTTTGTTCGTCATTTCCTCTCACCTCTAACTCTATTAAACCTCTGATTAATTCTTCAATCGTTGGTTTCATTTTTACTTTATTTCTTGCACACCATTCTTTAAAATTCTTATGTGTGTCATCACTTATTACTAATAATTTCATTCTTTTGCCTCCAAATGTTTTTTATCTCTCTTGAATATCTGTTTCTCGCCGCATTTTAGACATTTGAGTATTACATTATCATTTGTTGTATAAACCTTATGTATCTGGCTGAAACAATGATACACTATGCCTGTGTGCATTCGCCTAAACAAGATGTGGTCTTTTGGTTCTACTATCTTAAATAACTCAACACCTTTGCAGGTTTTGCATGTCAATAACAATGTGTATATATTGTTTATCCGAATAGTCTGTGCGTAAAAATGCGCAAGACTTATACTGCTCTTTGCTTTGTTACAGTGTTTGCAGTTAAACACTTTTAGATTGCTTTTACTTTTCATTTTTAACCTCACACTAATATTCTCCCGACAAATGTATCTGCACAAGCTAAATATAGAGAATCGCTGAAGTCTGGTGATTTATCTTCTGGGTCTATTATTCTTGTTTTGCCTCCAGCTGTTAGTTCAAACCTCATTTGTCTTAATTGATGGATTAGATTATGATTCTGTGGTATGCTTATCCGTCCTTCTTCAAATAAAGTTCTTAGATACCAGTAATACTGTGCTTTTTTATTAAGAAATCGCCATTTCTCTCTTGTTGGTGATTCGCCCACTTTTACCTGGACTACTTTAAATCCTTTCTTAACTAATCCGTCTGCTACGCCTTTGCCTACGCCTATGGCATCAACTTGTATATGTTGGATTCCCTGCGCTATTGCTATTTCTTTAATATTGTCTACGGTAATCTCAGTATCGGCTTCGTGCCAATCTTTAATAAATGTGACTCGGTAGTTCTTTTCTTTAGTTATCTCGACTATTGTAACCACTGATAAATCCCGTCCACCTTCGGCTACATCTACACCCATCACTTTTTTATTAACTACGTCCTGAAATTCTGCATTTAAAGCATTTTGAATCCAAGCCCATTTGAATAGTGCGTCCTCTGTTTCTGTTGGAAACTCTGCGTCATAAAGTATGGTAAATTCCATTGGAACTAATATGCTCCGCTTTTCTTCTATATCTTCCTCAGTTATATTTGGGTGTCCTTCTGCTACTGCGTCCTTCCATGTGATATGTATTTTATACCAGCGTTCGCTTTTCCAATTATCCTCAAAGTGGTTTCCTGGGAATGGATTGCCTATTTCTACGTGGATTGCATCGCCTTCAACCATACGAACTATTCTAAGTCTATATACTTCGTCTGATGTTAAGCCCGTTTCGTCTTCAATTAATACACCTGTGGCTCCAAATCCCATTAGTCTTTCGCCTTTTCCTTCTGCGCTTAAAATTCTTATATCTGAACCATTGATTAATGTTATTCTCTCTTTAGTCACTTCTTTCTTAAGTCTGGAAATTCCTGTGGCCTCAAAATCTATAAATCCTGCAACTACTGGGCTTTCAGATATATAGAAACCGATGTATTCCATTATAATTCTTGCTTGTTTATATGTCGGGCTGATTATTATATTTCTGGTTCCAGGATTTAAAATAGCAAATAATAAGACTGCTATACTCACAGACATAGATTTTCCATATCTCGTTAAGGAATTAATTATTATTCTCTTCTTAGTTTTTCCTAATATAGTATTTAAAATCCTTTCCTGACTGGGTAATAAGTCTATATTGAAGTATAACTTCGTTAATTCCTTTGGTGTTAAGTGTTCAATTGCTTCTGTTTCCAATTCTCATACCATTTTTTTAATTGTTCACTACTAAGCCCAATTTGTATACTTGTTGTTTCCAGCTTATCGGCTATTTTTTCTTTGATTCCAAAGCTTTCTAGCAGATTAACAAATTCTTTTGTGAGTAATGCTATATCTTTTCTCGCCATGCTTTTTTCTTTCTCATTCGTGGCTTGTTTTAAACTCAAGTGTGCTGAATGTAGTGCTTTTTCCATCGCTGTAAATAGTTTTATTTTTGCACCGTTTAAGTCTGTAAAAT